GAGGCCGCACCTGTAGGCCCTGTAGGTCCTGTTGGGCCTAATGCACCCGTAGGTCCAGTTGGTCCAGTTGGGCCAAGCTGGGTGTACATGACTTGCGTAGCAGTCAAAATGACTGATGGAGTCCTTGGGTAAGTTCCTGCCGCCGCAAGTGTCTCTATGTATACGTTTGCATTTGTTGTTTGCCAAAAAAGCTGAAATTCATCATTGGCGGCAACATCTAAAACAAAGTTGACCGTCAAAACTTCAGATGAATATGCACTGCCTTGTTTGTCTGGTACATCAAAATGCGTGTTTGTATCAGCAAGATTGGCTCCATTTTTCTTTAGCCAAAATTGAGTAGTTCCTATTGCAGTACTGTGATTGGTAAGCTGTACAGAAAAGATAATGCTATACGTGCCAGCATAAGAAAACTTCCAAATGCTAGATGATGTAAGCGTTACTCCATTGGAGCCAGAAGTTGTGTTTAGCGTAACAGCGGTAGCTGTATTTGCTGTGGTTGTTTGATTAGTGGTGTCGTAAAAAGATCCGTAGTACCCCAAAGCACCGCCAGCACCTGTACCGCCTGTTGGACCAGTTGCACCCGTAGGGCCAGTAAGACCTATGGGACCTGTTGGCCCAGTTGGCCCCGTAACAGTAGATGCCGCACCTGTCGGACCCGTAGGCCCTGTGACACCTTGGATACCTTGAGGACCTGTAGGGCCAGTAGGGCCAATGTCTCCAGTAGGTCCAGTAGCGCCTGTGGGTCCAGTAACACCCTGAATACCTTGTGTCCCAGTTGGCCCCGTTGAGCCAGTAGGTCCAGTTACGCCTTGAATGCCTTGAGGACCAGTAGGACCCGTAGCTCCCGTATCACCAGTAGGACCTGTAGACCCAATAGGACCTGTAGCGCCTGTTGGACCCGTAGGTCCAGTAACTGTAGAAGCGGCTCCCGTAGACCCAGTAGGGCCAGTAGGGCCTGTGGCTCCAGTAGGTCCTGTTGGGCCAGTAGATCCCGTGGGACCAGTAACAGTTGATGCCGCCCCAGTTGGGCCAGTACTGCCTGTTGGCCCTTGTGGACCAGTGGGACCTAAAGGACCTGTAGGCCCTGTTGGACCTTGCTTAAAAATCTGACCAGGAATTGACCAAACCAGTGCTGATGTATCTCTTGAGTTAACCAGCGCAATAGACAGCCAAACAATGGTAGTTGGGCTTGCAGGTGGCGTGTTACTCCAGCCAGTAGGAGGTGTTCCTAAATTGGTTACAAAGCTCCATGACCCGCCCGTGGGCGTACCAGGGTTGGTAGCACTTTCTAAGAATATGAGGTATTCAAAATAAGTTCCACCAAGCGCAGTAGGGTTGCCGTACAGGCCAGCACTTTCTGCACCTGTGGATGCCGCAACAGTCCCTGATGCACTGCTTCCGTAAAGACCACCTGTTGCCATGATGCTCCTTACTTGAACGAATATCTGTAATCACGGGGCTGGAATTCTGATGTGAGGTGTTGGTCACCGCCACGCCATTTATCCTTGAAGTTCTGATCTTCAATCAAGCCATAAGCCTCATCAATTCTGGTTTTCCATTTCTGGGCTTCATCTACGTTTTTGTTCTTGTCGTAATACGATTCAAGAGTACCGTAGAAATAACCTTCAGGGAAAGATGCAAGCGCACCATTGTTTTGCACAATAGGACTGATTGCGTCACCAGTGGGGCTAAACAAGAATGGAAAAGTGCGTGTGTAGTAAGCCTTGATTTCTACGTTTGCACCAGGATTTGGCGTAAACACGTAGTTAGGACCGACTTCAGAGAATGACGCACGGATTACCCGTGGAACGCCAAAAGGACGCACATACAGTTGGTCAATCATGCGGCGGCGAATGATCTCTCTATCACCAACACGGTCATAAATAATCCAAGGGCCCATAGATGCCGCTGGAGTCCCAGGTGCCACGTTGGTATTGGGTGTCTCGTGAAAGAACAAAATAGGCCAGTTCATATCCGCAGGGATAGGAGCCATGCCGTTTGTATCTGTTGTCAAAATGGTAGGATTGGCACCATATGGGTTTGTCCGCAGTGCAGGCAACTCAATCGTTCGCATTTTCAATTCAGCAAACTGAATACAAGACTGAATCTCAATAGAAGACTGGGTGGGAAGCTTCAAAATAGCTGTTGGCAAAGTAAGACCAGTCCACACGCCATCTGGATCGTTAACTGTGATGGTTGTGCTGGATACACCAAGAACAACGGTGTAGCTATTTATTAAACTGGGGCCGATAAAGTCGCCAACTTGAACAACAGAAGTGGGATTGGCAGAAGTGGTGATAACTCCCGTCCCTGTGTTGATTGAACTGGCGTTGATACCAGTTGTTGATGGGATTGCGCCTATCCACTGTGCTACTCGGCTAACTAAGATATTAGCTGATTGAATGAATAGGGCCATACCGAATCCTCACTTTGTAGGTATTGCTGGATTATAAGGGAGTGGGATTTTTCCGCTAGGGTGGCACACGAAATCTGAATAGTATTCGTTGACAATAGCGTAAAAGAGAATCTTGTCCTCTTTCTCCTGCTTGATCAACTCCCAAGGACGGTTGTTAAACCACTTGGAACTGATTTCATGGGCAAAACATTTGGGCAGTTGCATCATGTGTGCGGTGCCTGCAAAGAAAGGATTTTCAGTGCCGTGGACAGCATGAAACTCCCGGCGCTCTTTGCAAAACTGCTTTACTTCTTCAATATTGGTTTGCTCATACTGAACATACCGTGCCCCATCTTGAGCGCCGACTTTGTAGTTAAGGTTGGCAGTTTTAAATGTTTGCGACCAAGTGCCAGACTTAACTTCATTAAACAATTGATCATTTTTGCGTAAAACGCCTTCTATGCCAGCCTCAAGATTACCCTTTAAATAGTAATCTTCATTAACCTTGGCTTCTTCATTGTTTAAATTCAATTCCATGCTTTGCTCCTTTCCAAAGGAGGCCCTTGCGGACCCCCTTCAGAAATGAACCTATCAGGTCAAATAACGAGCGCACTGAGCGGTGGGACGAGGTGCAGTCACAGCGGCTCCCGTGGGGGAGATGCCAGCCAACACGCCAACACCAGCAGGGTTACGCACGATCAAGGTGCCTTCCATGATGTACTGATCCAAGGAAGCGTCAGCATTGCTGAACACTTCGTTGTTTGGACCCAACTCACGCAAAGAACCCCACTGAATAACATCAGGGTTCATAAACAACACGGAGGTGTTGTCAGCGCCAGTCTGGTCCATGATCCAGCAGTCATCAATCTGGTACGTGTAGTTAAAGTCACCTTCATACGTACCAATCGTGTCACCCTTGTCAGCGGGGTTAAAACGGTTGATAGAACGGCTGGTAGGCAGGGTATCACTGATGTGAGTACGCATCGATGTGGGGACTACCATGTTGGTAATCTTGGCATTGAAGCGTTGCTCGGCAGTGGTAACCAACTGCTTGTACAGGAACGGGCTGAACTGTTGCAGGGTCTGACCGCTGGCAAACGAGAAGTAACCCAAACCAGCATTTGCCAACGAACCGTTGAAAGGCGTGTTGGTAGAAGTGGTAGAGGTCGTGTCGTTGCTGTCAGAGGTAGCAATATTCAACACTGCCGTGCCGCTGGTAGGGTTACCAGAGCGAGTGCCTGCAAAAGCGTACAACGAGCCCATACGGCGACCAGTATTGGGCGCACCACTACCTTGGGTAGCGGCTTGACCAGCGTACTTGATAGAAGCGCCGTCAGCACGAACCAATTGCAACTCAACGTCAAACATGATCTCAGTCAATTGCTTGACTTCTTGATATGCCTGGGGGTCGCCACCAGCTTGTTCAACAGCACGAGCGGTGCCAGTAGCGCCGATCACAGTGGTGAAAATCTGAGTGTAGTTACCCAAGTTTGCACGGGTGTTAGAAGCGGCGGCAGTTGAATCAACAGCGGCTCCTTCCAATTTTGCGTTCAAAGCAGGGGTACGGAAAAAGTCATTAGGCCAAATGTGCAGAGTCGAATTGACTTTGCGTTTTTTGGACATAGCCATGTTAGTGACCGGGGTGCGGTCTTTAACATAGTTACTGACAGTCATATCGAGGTCTTTGACAACGATATCGGTGGTATACGAGCCATTGCCGTTACCAAGTGCCGCAGAGGTAATAGTAGCCATTTGAAAAACTCCTGAGTTATCGGCGGCGTTTGTTTGCCGCCAACATGGTTGCTAAAAGGTCCCGACTCGCATTCTTATCGCCTGCCGCCGCTTTCCTTTGAAGTTCTTCGTTTTACCCAAGAGATATTCATCACTGGACACCAAATCAATGTTTTGGACACCAGGGACAAATGACCCACTTGCACCTTTCCACTCTTTAGACAACTTATCACGCAAATCGCTAAAAGTTGCCTTGTTGGCTAGTTCTTTGTCGGCAAAACTTTGTCTTGACCGTTCTAACTGCTCTTTTACAAAAGCAGATCGATGTTCAAAAAACTGCTCAACTCTGGGGCGGTTGGCTTTGATGAACGATGACTTCTCTTCTATCAGTGCAGAGTTTTGGCGAATAGCCGCTTCTGCTTCGCTACGTCTGATTTCATCAGTAGCGCTTTGATAGATTTGTTGCCACTGCTGGTTATATTGTTGAAGGGTTACCAGTTCGTCTGCCGCAGTTTGTAGCTGTGGGACTACCGTTAACTCTAAACCAATTTGTAAACCATCAAGTTCACTTCGGCGTTTGGCCTCATATTCTTCAAAGTCAGCACGTTGGGTTTTAAGCCTACGAGCATTTTCATCAATGTCGCTGGTTTGACCAAGAAGAGTTGCCGCTTTCTTAGCTGTGATCTCAATAAACCCACCTTCGGCGTTTTTATTAGGGATTCGCAGTTTTAGATTTGGATTCTCATCTGCAAACTCAAAGAAATTAACTGGGTCACTAGCTCCATCGGAGGGATCTTCAGTATTCTCTTCGCCTACAGTTTCTTCAGTTTCGCCTTCAACATTTTCAGGTTCGGCCTCCAAATCAGGAGCCGCCTCGGGGGAAGATTTCTCTTCTTGTCCCGCTGGTGGCGGTTGACTACCATTTGGCTGGGGATTGTTTCGCCTGTTGGCGGCAATCATTCCAGCAATAGCGTCAACTGGGTTTGCGCTACCAGTTTGCTCTGTGACGGTCGATGGTTCGATAACGTCTGACATATGCTATTCCTTTTTCGTTAAAGTTTCAACATTTTTATTTGCCACTTTAGCGAGAAATTCACTCTTTTCAACAAAGGTGATGAAATCCCGTACTCCAGCAACATAATATGCGTTCTCAATTCTTTCTGAATCGCCTTTACTATCTTCAAGGCGGCTTAACATGTCAAACCTGTACAGGTTAAACATCAATGCAAAATCTTCACTACGCAAAAGTCGACCTGCGACTTCTCCGTTTTGAATTACTAGAGTTCGTTGTTCAGGATTACCCCCTTTTTGTGCATCAATTCCCTTGGTTCTTCGATTGAAATGTTCTCTGATCTTAGTTACTATGCTATTCATTGCCATCCTTTAATCAATTTGTACGGCGCTCAACTTCCCACGTTTTGCCGCAATGCCTTCATACATGTTATCCATGTCAATGTCTTCAGCTTGTTTGTACAGCAAAGCAGTTTTTGCCGCAGTTTCTTCCACTTTGGACTTGTTAAGGTCAACCTTGGATTGAGTTTCTTGCTGTTCAGGGCTAGGACCTTGAGCCGCTTTGGCCTGCACAATCTTTGCCGCTTCTTCAAAAGTAGGCAGGTACGCATCGCAGTGTTTAACACCCAGGGCATACAGTGTGTCTTCGTAAGGACGGCGTAATTTTGCAAACAGTTCAGGCACTTCTGGCGACATTTGAGTGAGCGCCTGGGCAAATGCGGTTTGAGCCTGAATGATCAACTGTTGACGGGTCAGTCGGTTTTCTTCGGAAAGGAACCCCAAGGCCATGTCAATGTTGATCATGCGGCGGTCAATAAAGTCGTAGTTTTCCATTGACTTGGCATCAAGGAAATCTTGGCCTTCCATACAAGCGTTTGCCAGTTGCTGGATGTTGTAGTCATCAGAATACTGAATCATGGTTTTCCAGACGATATAAATTGCGTCCTTTAAGCCAATGGCGCAGTTCTTGATCATCTCATCTTGGATCAACTGGTTGGGACCCATTGCCAATTGCAACTTATACCCGCTGTTGCCGTCCTTCATCACCTCTGGATTGAGGGTGTCGTTGGGGTTGGTCATGCCAAGCATTGCCATCTTGTCGGCATCAAACCGATCCATAGCGTCTTGGATGTAGGCAAGGTTGCCTTGCATTGGGGCAAACTCAAATACGTGTTTACCTGGATCAAATTTGCGGTCCAAAATAAACATGGCAGATACACCACGTTGTATTTCTTCAGCGTCAATAAACTCTGGGTTTACACCAATGCGTGGGGTGGATGCCTGCAAAGCAAAAGCAATCTCAGCACGGTTGATGGCGGTCTTGTATTCCTGCAAAGGAACCAAACGCTCACCTTGGGAATAGCCAAAGAAGTTGCCCACAATAGGTTTGGGGCACATGCTTGCCAAAGGAATGAAATCGACTTCCTTGATGTACAGGATGTACGAGCCTGAATAGCAGATCTCTACTGTTTCTTCTTCCCCGTCACCATCTACATCTCGGCGCATCCAGCAGGTGGTCAGCATAACCACACGGCTAAACCGATCAGCGCCAGCAGACGCAATTACGCCTTGACCAGGAACAGGGGTTGAATCCCGTGCGTGGAGTGCCAAATCGTTTTCCAAAGCACCAGCTTGGTAAGCCCCGGCAGGGCCATAAGCGGCGTGTTCAGCAAATGACTCAAGCTCAATGTACGGGTATTGTTGTTTGGCCTCATGGATAGTCATGGGCTGGTAGAAACCACAGAAGTCTTGGTTTTGAATGCCAGGAATAGTGGGGTTACACACAAAGTAATGTTGAGCAACGTGCTTAATGCGGATGTTGGTTGAATAACCAGTCATCTTATATTTGGCACGATATATCGTATTTGCCTTGATGGCATCTTCCATGTCGACAGATGTGCCCATTTCATCTGGGACCATAGTCTCTTGCATCACGCCTTCAAGGTTGACATCGATGCGGCGCATTTGTTGGCGCTTTGTGGTCAAGCCTTTTTCAGCCGCCATAATTTCAAAGGAGCGCAGTTGGTCTTTGGTGCCTTCAACTTCTTTGTACTGAGTAATGGGTTCCCGAATGGGGGAGATCATCACAATGCCGTTTTTGTGGAGCAATGCGTCTTGCGTCCAGTCACGGATGATTTGATATGCATCGTTTTTGCTGTTGATAAAGTATTTCACCATGTCAGCGGCTTGCATTGAGCCAACATCAGCTTCGTTAAACTTCTGAAATTCAAAGTTAACTTCACCGTCAGGCATCAAGCCTTTGGTAATGACAGCGGTTGAATAATCAATGCCTGGGGTAACGACTGGGGCAATATAGTCAATGCCCCGAATAGGTTCTGTAGAGTTGGATACTGGGATGTTCAGATAGTGATAATCTGTCATCCGATTAAGAGTGTTTTTAGCTTGAGTCAGTCTCAAGTAATCCACCATCTTCAAGTAAGCTTCGTGGGCTACTTTGTACTCGATACCTTTATTGCCGGGAGGACTTTCCAAGCTTTCCACAACGATGTTTTGTTTGTCCAGCATATTAAATCCTCTGCATCTTGCCCTCTATGGGCTTAAAGCGTTTTTGCACAAAATTGTTTGTCCTGCTGACCAAAGATTCTCCGTGCCCTTGGATCAGCGCCAAAACGCCAATCCTGGCTGAGTCAATGTGATCATCAGGATCAGAAAACCGCCCAGCGTCATCAATGGCGTAGTTTCTAGCTTCATCAAGGAATGCTTTGCAGGATTCATTGATCATAAAAGAACTACGCTCCATACCCATCCGCATTATATTGATTCCGTATGCTTTGTGGTTAGTGACTTTGCCTTGATCATTTGGCGGGTTAAGAATAGCACCTGGAATACAGTTTAGTCCATATGTATCTTCAAAAACCTCTCGGATAGACTGCTCCGTCAGCGTATATCGTCCAGCAGTGGCGGCATCATGCGGCAAAGCAATTGGCACTCCTCTGGATTCATTGTCCATCAAATAATGCACATATTCGTCTGGAGTCTCACCCATAGGGACTGTTACTTGTCTGTGCAAGTAAATCATCTCAGCCACTGGATCTCTGAAGAAAAAGCTAATCACTGTGGGGTCGTTTTTAATCCCCAAGTCAAAGCTAATTAACCGCTCAAGCTTGTCATTATTTTTTAGATCAAGGTCTATTGTTTTATATGTGGGCCAATTAAGAAGCGGAAAGACCACGCCTTTTCCAACCAATGGAATGCCCTTCATGCGGCAGTCTCGCTCCCACGGCATAAAGTCTCGGGCTAGTTGTTCCCGCTCTTTTTGGGAAAAGAATTCCTCACCCCATTCATTCTGAAATGGCACATCATCCCAGGTTACCCGGACATGGCAGTAGCCATCAATGTTGTCCCAGAACTTTCGGACTAGCCCTGAGAGTCCTTTAAGGGGCGTGAATGAACAGATAACCTGTCCTTCTCTAGACGCTGTACGTACAACAAGTTCTGAGAAAGTTTCGTCTGGAGGTTGTTCGTCAAGCACGACAAGATCCAATTCAAATCCCTGGAGGTGTCGGACTTGCTGTGTGTAATTGGAAAAATACAGTTTGGATTTTCCACCTGAGATGTGCCAGACTTCAATGGCAAGGACGTTGGCTCCGTCTGATCGAATGGATTTTTCATCAATCTTGTCCTTTGGAACGGTCCCAGAACCTAGCTTGTACCCTTGCTTNNNCACATAGCCACAATGGGCTTATCCCACACCTTGCCGTCCCAGTCTTTGGGGTAGATGCCTGTCAGATGATAGGCAGTCTCAAAGGTAGACGCAATAGTCTTTCCAGCACGGTTGGCGGCAATCATGCCCCGGCGGGTAAAGTCTTTGCCAGTCTTAAAAAACTTTTTTTGGTAGGGGAAAGGACGGAACCACTTTAGCTGGTTAAATTGCATGTCTTGTGCAACTTTGTCCCTAGCTATCTTCATAGCCTTGAGTTGATCAGGGCTGAGATACTTGATGGCTTTTTTGCCACCAGCCAGAGTGACCAGATGTTTTAACGCCCGGTCTTTGTAGATCGGTTGTATATATTCACTGGATTCACTCTTTGCCATACAAGTCTCGCAGGCTTAACAAGATCTCTGCGGCAGAAGCCAAGTAATAGATCTCAATAGGCTGAAGCTTGTTAGGACCCTGAAGGTCTTTTTGTAACCATTCAAGGGTTTTCCTTGCACATACTTCAGCCTGCCCAGACAGCCTCTGGCGAAATACTTCTGTGTAGTCGCCCATTTAAGCCCAAGGATTGGCAATGTTCTTTTGAGCAATAGCCACAACTTCTTTGTCAATCAAAGGCCAAATGCCACTACCCTTTTCACCGACACAGTACGTGTACAGACCACGGCCTTCTTTGGTCAATGTGCCATCAGCACGGCGCAAAACAGTCTCTGGAGTACGTGGGTCTAACCACGTATATTTCTCAGGCTGGACTTGACCATACTTGTTGAGTCGGGACCCAACAGCAACTTTCTCCACTGGGGCCACAATCTGGAAAGTGATCACACCGTTTTCATATTTCTTGAAATCGATTGCCACTTTTTTGTCTGATTGAGGGTCATCAGGGTGAG